AACCATATATAATATATAATAAAAACAAATGTGATAAATATAGAAATATTGTATTTAATATTATTAAAACACCTTCTGTTAAAAAACTTAATAGTAAATTAAGAACCGCAAAAACACAAAAACTAAGCGCAAAAACAAAAGGACTAAGTGTTAAATCAAAAACCACAAAAACAAAAGGAATAACCACAAAAACAAAAAAACTAAGCACAAAAACAAAAAAACTAAGCACAAAAACAAAAAAACTAAGCACAAAAACAAAAAAACTAAGCGCAAAAACAAAACCAAGAACACGTAATAAATCACATAAGCGTAATTTGTTAAGTATTATAAAAGAATAATTTGAAATGTTCAAAATAAATAAGAATGATTTAGTAACAGTTTTAAGAAATATTATTCTTTTAATTAAAACATCAAAAACTGAAGTATATACAATTAGCAAACTTATAAATTTAATTAAAACTGAAATAAATATAGTTATTTATAATAACAGTATTGATATTGAAGAAATCAAACCAGTTAGACCATCTTTACGCATTTCAAAATCTAAAAAATTACATTAAATATGATAATTCATTATTAATCATAATAATTATATTTATATCATAACTATTTTTAAGTAATTTAATTTTATTTTGAGTGAAGTTAAAGAAACCTATATATATATTATTATTATTTGGATATTTATTTTTAATATAAATTAAATAGTTATTATTATGTTCGCATTTTATTATAGATATATTTAGAAAATATTTCAAATAATTATTAGTTTTTTTAAGTTTTTTAATTTTATTTGTTAATTTAGTTTGAATATAATTAATATCATAAGACATTTAATTTAACTTTTAAATTAATAATATCATTTTTTTCTAAATTTATTAACTCTTCCTTTAGTATATTTTTCTTTTCTAGCTTTTATTATTTCCTTATTTGTAAGTTCATTAAATGTTAAGGGCGTTTTAGATGTAATTTTTTTTGTCGGTCTATAAACATCATTTTTGTTTTTATATCCAATTTCTCCTCTTTGATTTTTCCATTCTTCTTTAAACCATCTAGATAATCCTTTTTTAACCTTTTTTTGTCCATGATATGCATCATTGCTTTTATATTTTTTTAAATAAGCTTTTTTATATTCTTTAACAACAATACCACTTCTATATGCAGAATGTTTGGGTATTTTATTATATATTTGTAATTTGATTTTGTCATATAATTTTTTATCCTTTGGTATATTAGACATTTTTACTATTATTAAATAATATTTAAAAAAAAATTTACATTAATTATTTATGAGAATATACTTGAAAAAAAGCGAAGATTACAAAAATTATAAAAAAATTGTAAGAATATTTTTAATTAGTAGTGTTAGTTTTATCGGATTATTTTTTTTAGGTAGAATAATATCTAAAAATATTAAAAAAAGTAATAATATAACATTAAATAAAAATATAACCAAATAATTTGTATTTTTTTAAATATAAAAAGATAAAAAAATGATTTAAATTATATCTTATAAAGTTAATAATGACTACCGACTCATATACAAAATCTTGGCATGATATGCGTGGCAATAAGTGGACAAAAACTACTTATAGCAAAAAAGACCAAAACTTTCTAAATACAGTTAGAAAAAATTGGAATATTGTTTCAGATGATGACATTGCCAATTCAAAAAAAATTGTATGTGATATATTTTCTGATAATTATAATCTTAAAGGAACACCATATGTGGACTTTATTTATATGTTTTCTAATGATAAGAAAAATCACTATTTTATACAAACAAATATTTATGAAGAACCTTTGGTATATAAGTATGAAGGCGAATGTGATATATGGCATTTCTCAGATTCGGCGACATTTGACATGATAACATTGATGTAATAAAAAAAATGATATATATTATATATTTTTTATATTTAAAATGAGTATTCCAAATATGTCTTTCAAATACTTTGAAGAACTTGATGATGATTTAAAAAATTATGTATTAAGTAAAGTTAGAAACCCTCAAAATAAAAACTTATTAGATGATATTGTTAATTATAATAAAACAAAAAAAATGATATACGAAATATATGAAGGTAGGGGTCTTGAATATACAGATGATTTAACAGATGAATTTAATATTCATGCTTGGGTAGAAAATGATTTAATGAGTTTCTATAATGATAATATTCCTCTTATTGATAATATAACTGAAAATAATCTAAAAAAAATTGAAAAAATAAAAGCATTTCAAGTTAAAATCGAAAAAAATAAATCAACGGCATTATATAATATTATGTTTAATATGAATTTAAATCCAATTAATAGAATAAATAATTTAATAGGATGTTTAACAATTAATGAAAGAAATAAATTTATTGAGCATATTAAAAATTCATCTTAAACCATGTTTCTTTAATTTTATTAAAAGTTTAATATTAGATTTATATGATGATATAAATTTATTATCTGTATACTGTATTTTTTTTACATAATTATTATGATATTTTTCAGCATTACTTGGTGGATAGTTTAAATACCATGATATCAATGTGTCTATATTAATAATTCTTTCTAGTTTATATTTATATTTAAAAGTAATATATAAAATAGACCTTGAAATAATTCCTTTTGATTCATTTGTTGGTATAAATAATTTTTTTTTATGATTTACATAATTATCATTTTCAAGTTTAATCCAGTTTTTACTATTTACATCATTTGTAAATGTAAACCATGTATTATTTGGATAAAGTATATATTCATTATGGTCAACAAATTTGTAATTTGAGCGAGCATTATTTAAATATTTAGTTGTTTTAAATAAATTATGCATATCTGTTTTTGCTTCATTAGTCATAAAAGAAATGGGATAAATATGCTCTAAAGAATAAACTACATTTTTCAATTTATCGCTATCAATATTTATTTTACTATACAAAATAGGCATATTGCTGTCAGAAATAATATTATGTTTATTATTTTTACTACCATAATTGCATTTTAATATATTATTACTATTTAGTCTTATTAATTTGTTATATTTAAATAACATAGAATTAGTAAAAATGTTGCAATAAATTATCATAAAAAATAATAAATACATTTAATTATTAATTAGATATAAATAATATATTATATATATATATTATTATAATGTTAAATAATAAAAGAAAATATTATAATGATGAAGATTGTTGTAAAAAAAAATGCAAATTGGATAAAAAACGAAAAGCCAGTTTTGAAATAACAACAGTTATAAAAAAATTTAAAATTTGCATTAAAAATTATATTTTAAAAGATGTAAATTTTATGATATTATATGGTTTACTATAAATAAGTATTCCAGATTATTTAAATAAATATTTTCATCAGTTACAACATCTTCTCGTTTATATATGTTTGGAACTTGAAATGATAATAAAAAAATATTAAACATTATTAAATATATAACAAAATTCATTCTTATATATAAAAATAATTATTAGTTATCTTCTTTTTCAATATCTAATTTTTCATAAATTTTAATCTTTTCTTTAATTTCAATTCTACATGTAGGACAATCTTTTAAGTTTTTAATACATAAATCACAATATAATCTATGAGCACAAGGATATAAAACTTTTATATCTTGTAAAGGATAAATTTGAAAACAAATGTTACATTCGACATAAATATTGTTATCAATAATAACATATTTGTCATTAATTTTACTACATAAACTGTTGTTAGAATAAGATACACATGTATTTGTTAATTTATTATATTCTTCGTTATTTATATCAACAATTTTATTTTTTTTATTTATATACCATATGTATTTTAAACAACATAGCATTATTAATAACTAAATATAAAAATAAATATTATCATTTTTTTATCAATCTAAGTCATCCTCCGGAGGCACATTTGTACTCATATTAGGCATTTGCGAAGGGTCTACGCCATTTTTACTATATAGTTTCATCATAATAGGATTAGTTTTTTCTTGAATTTCTTTTTGTTTATTATCATAATCTTCGCCAGTAAGATTATCATTTTCTTCAAGCCATTTTAGACCCTCGTCAATAATTGGGTCCAATTCTTTTTTAATTTCTTCAATTTCCTCAGTATTTTCTGAATTATTACTTGTAACATTATTTTTAAGATTATAAAGGAAATTTTCTAAACCATTTTTCTTTTCAATTTTTTCTTTAATAGCATCATCCTCTGCTTTAAATTGCTCCGCTTTTTTAATCATTTCATCAATATCTTCTTTACTTAAACGACCCTTATCATTTGTAATTGTAATTTTATTAGATTTACCAGTGCTTTTATCTGCTGCAGAAATATTCATAATACCATTTGCATCAATATCAAATGATACTTCAATTTGTGGCACACCTCTAGGAGCAGGAGGAATTCCATCAAGATGGAAATTACCAAGCATATTATTGTCTTTTGTTAAACCACGCTCTCCCTCATAAATCTTAATATCAACCCCAGGTTGATTATCTGCATAAGTTGAAAAAACTTGCGATTTTTTAGTAGGAATTGTAGTATTTCGTTCAATAATTTTTGTCATAACTCCTCCTGCTGTTTCAATGCCAAGTGAAAGAGGTGCTACATCAAGTAGTAGAAGCTCGTTGGTTTTTTGGTTTCCTTGACCTGTTAAAATTGCCGCTTGTACTGCGGCACCATATGCAACAGCTTCATCAGGATTGAGGGATTTATTTAGATTTTTACCTCCAAAATATTCACTTAAAAGTTGTTGGACTCTTGGAATTCTTGTTGTACCACCTACAAGAACAATTTCATCAATATCAGATTTTGACATTTTGGCATCAGTTAGAAGTCGATTAATTGGTTCAATTGTTCTTTTTAGAATTGGGTCTGCTAATTGTTCAAATTTTGCTCTTGATAGTGTTTGAACATAATCGACACCATCAATTAGCGAATCTACTTCAATCGAAGTTGTAGCGCTAGATGAAAGATTTTTTTTAGCTTTTTCGGCAGCGATATTAAGACGTTTTAAAGCCCGGGCATTTTGTTTAACATCAACCTTATGCTTCTTTTTAATATCATCACACAAATAATCTACAATAACATTATCAATATCAGAACCACCTAAATGAGTATCTCCTCCAGTAGCTTTCACTTCAAAAATGCCTCCATCTAGAGTTAAAATAGATACATCATGTGTACCACCGCCACAATCAAATACGATAATATTTACTTCTTTATCATTATTGTTTTTATCAAGACCATATGCAATTGCTGCAGAAGTTGGTTCATTAATAATTCTTAGAACTTCAAGTCCTGCAATTGTTCCAGCATCCTTTGTAGCTTGTCTTTGTGCATCATTAAAGTAAGCAGGTACAGTAATAACAACTTTTTTAAGTTCTTTGCCAATATATGCTTCTGTTGTTTCTTTTAGTCTTTGAATTACCATAGCGGAAATTTGTTCTGGATGAAATTGCATATCTTCATTTTTATGTTTTACATTAATAAGAGGTTTGTTATTTGCATCTTTTGTTACTTTAAAAGACCATAATTTTGCATCGGCAGTTACAGATGGGTCATCAAATTTTCTACCAATTAATCGTTTAGCATCATAAACTGTATTTTTAGGATTCATTGTAGATTGATTTTTAGCAGGCTCTCCTACAAGTTTTTCTTCTTCTGTAAAACCAACATAAGAAGGAATAATTCTTGAACCCGTTTGATGGTCCGGAATAATTTCTACTTTATCATTAACCCAAATTGCTGCGCAACTTGTTGTTGTTCCAATATCAAATCCTGCTGCAATTTCAATATCACTCATACTTATTTGATAATATATTTAAATCTTTAAATATTTTTTAAACCATTGTAACCTTTTTCCTTTTATAATAAATAGTAAATGACATTACTACGCGAATAACACCTTCGGTTCCATTCTTATTAATTTCTATAGGTACATGTGACCCATCACTATCAACCCTCCATAATTTAACACTAAATTTTCTTAATTCAGGCAATAAAGGATTTAATATTTTTGTATTTGTATCGTTGGGACCACAACTAGTACCGGATAATTCATGCTTATAAACTGTTATATAATTATCATTAACGCCCATAAAATCATGAGTAGTTTTATTAATATAAATAGAATCATAATAATTTAATATTGCTGTTTCTGTTTCTGTTTCTGTATTTTCATATTTAATATTATTATCATAACTACCTATATAATTTGTAAATGCATAATCTTTATTTATTTGTTTTTCTTTAAATATATAATCAATACTTTTATCTAATATTGGTGAATTTTCAAAAGTATGTCTATTAATCTTATAATTTCTATAACAAATTTCTAATTCTTCTTCTGTAGGAACAAATTTACAATAATTTTTATTTTGAGTAGTGCCCAGATTATCATAAAAATATATATCAGTTTTATATAGTTTTGTTCCTTTTATATAATGAAAATAATATTGTAAAGGGTCTGGTGTTCCACCATTATAAGTCATGCCATCAATAACGTTCATGTCAACACTATTTAAATTTACTTCATCTTTATCAGTAAATTTATTTTTCAAATTATTTAGATTAGATGTATTAATTACATCGCTATATTGATTACTTATATGCTCTAACTCACCTTCATTAAAATTTAATGTTAAAGTATTTCCAGAAAATAATAGGTTGTCAAAATTAATTGCGCTGTTATTATAACTTAAATTTAAATAAAATTTTTGACTATTTATAATAAAATTGTTTGAATCGTCTACATAATCAGGTGTACTAGTTAACTTATTCATAGTTATAGAATTCGCAGAGAAAGAGTTTAAATTTACAATGTAATAGTTCTCACCTTCTGTATCTGTATATTTATAAAATCTTTGTTGTAAAAAATAAGTTAAAATAGTTTCCCATGCGATAATATTATAAATATCATCGCCATAATTGTTCGAGTTTTCCAGAACTAACGGACGGACAGGAAACCCATAACTAAGAACTTCTTCTCTATACAAACCATTATGAACAAGATTAGAGGTATTTACATTATAGTCACCGGTTAAAGTGGTTCCAGTAATTTCAAACGTTTCAACTGCTAATAAATCTACTTTTTTCCATGTTTTATAACTATTAGTCGTCGGTTTACTTAAATCATTAAATTTTTTAGGGACATATTTACTAATATTAGTTTTTGAAACAGACCGAATTCTATAAAAATCATTTAAAGTTACATATATATAATTGCCAAAATCTAAAAACGGTATATTGTTAAAATTTTTGTTTATAAAGTTGTCTTGTTCATTGTTTTGTGCAAGCACTACGTGACTATATTTTTCACGGTTGTCTCCATTTAAATCTTGTAAACTATAATTATCACTAGAAAGAGTATTTAATGACAAATTACTTAATGCTGGTACTTTATATTGCTCTCCATTAGAAGAAACATAAACCTCTGTTTTTAATGTTTTAATATAAACACAATTTTTTATATCTTCAATCATATCAACATAAAACTCTGTTTTGTCTTTAAATTCTGCG